TGCCGCAGATAACGTAACCCCTGTATCTGCAACATGGGTTAAAGTAACATCATTGTCTGCTCCAAATCCTAAAACTGCTGAGTCACTATCAAGCTTTAAATCGTTACTTACTGTTACCGCAGTAGAAGCATTTAAGTCAATAGTTGCTTCACCATCTATTCGCAACACACCATCACCAGATTGTTGTACAAAACTTGCAGCATCTCCAAAGGTTAGTTTATTTGTGCTGTTTAATGTTAGTCCTGTACCATCTGTATGTGTAAGTGTAGTATCTAAATCAGCACCAAATTCAAGTAAAGCGCCATCTGATTTTAATTGTACATCATTTACAAAAATTGCATTACCTTCATCACTACCATCAAATGTCACTGCGGTAACTGATGCTCCATTATCATCTACTTTAATAATAACATCAGCATCATTTGCTTGTGCATCTATTGTAATATTACCTGAACTTGTAGCAAGAGTTACAGCAGCATCTCCTGTTCCAATATTGTCAGCAGCTACACTTGGAGCAGCAAAAGATAAATCTGTTCCATCTGACTTTAAAAATGTTCCGTTACTTCCAGCGCTAAGTGCAGAAGGATCGCCACTTGAATCTCCTACTATAATTTTACCTCGCGCTAAACCTGCCATCTTAGCAAGTGTTACTGCGTTATCTTGTATATCTGCGGTTGCTACTGTATCGTCAGGAAGTACAGGTACTTGGCTAAAAGTTACTACGCCGTCTGAAGCAATTGCAATCGCATCAGTGTCACTTGCACTTCCAATGTTACCTGCATCGGGTATTACAATATTACCACCAGTGGTCATTGTGCCGCCACCAGTATATGTTCCTGCGCCAGTTACGTTTGCTCCACTAAAAGTAAGAGCTGTTGTTGTTCCTGATTTAATAATAAGATTACCAGAAGTATTGGTCGCGCTACCAAAAGTTGTACCAGCGTCCTTAAAGAAAATGTCCCCACCATCTGCGTCTAACACAATATCGGTGGTTGCGTCAAGCGTAATAGTAGAACCTGAATCTATTTCAGCAATTACTGGAGTTGTTAAAGTTTTGTTTGTAAGTGTTTGAGTCGCTGCAATACCTGCTAACGTATCTGTAGAAGCAGGAAGTGTAAGCGTGACGTTTCCAGAGAAAGCAGAGTGCGCTGGTGCTTGTATAGCTGCGTAGTGAGCATTAGAAGATTCACAATAGAGTCTTACCGCAGATTGCGAACCACCGTTCTTTAAATCTATAAGTCCTGTTTCAATTCCTACGTTTCCGTCAATTAGAACCTGACCAGAACCTTTTGGAGTTAACTTTAAACTAACATTAGTATCACCACCTGTTGCAGCAATCTCAGGTGCGTTACCTGTTGCTGCATTGGTTACATCAATTTGGTTTACGGCAGAGCTTGTGGTCTGAAAAATAATTTGTTCATTACCGTTTTCATCAGCAATAAAATGTGCGTCATCTATTAAAATATTTTGTGAGTTAGTATCTAGATTACCTCCAAGTTGCGGAGAAGTATCTTCTACTACGTTAGATATTGCAGAGGAGGTTGCTAAACCAGATACAACCGCAGACCTTGCAATTTTCTTTAGACCACCACCCGAAGTATCAATAGCAAGAAATACATCATCATTTGCTACCGTAGATATTTCTGATAATGAAGTAACTGCTGTAGGATTAAAGTTAGTTCCATCTGCAATAAGTAACATTCCAGAAGTATTTGTACCCATTGTCAGGTCATCTCCTGTAATGGTTAAATCTCCTGCAATTGTAACATTCTGACTTGCATCCAACGTCATAGCTGTAGTGCCGCCCGTTGCAATAGTAATAACATCTGAACCACTAAAGGTTATAGAAGTATTAGTATCACCATCTCCTGCAATACTATCAAGTTGTACTGCGCCTACATTACTTAATGCGGCATCACCAAAATCTACAGCTCCTGCTACAGTAAGTGTTCCAGAGACTTCTACGTTTGCATTAATATCTACAAGCGTAGCATTAAGTTCTATTTCGTCAGTTGCATTTATATCTAGTACAGTAGCCGAAGGTGCGTTTATGTATTGTGATGAGTCATTAAACTGTAGTTGCATAGTGCTATTTAAAAGCAATCCAGTATCAGCTACGTGTGTAAGTGTTACGTCTTGGTCATCACCAAAATTTATAACTGCGGCATCGGCAAGAAAAAGATCACTAAATTCTAAAGAGCTTGTACCTAGTGCGGCTCCGTCTGAAGCGTCAGGTACAAATGCGGTTGTTGCGGTTATAGTAGAGCCTTGTATGGTTGTAAATACACCTGTAGTAGCTGAACTTGCACCAATTGTAGCACCGTCTACTGTACCACCATTAATGTCGGCAGTATCCGCTACCAGTGCATCGGTAGTTACCGTACCATCAAAGTACGCATCTTTAAATTCTACTGAGCTTGTTCCTAAGTCTATGTCGTTATCTGTTACAGGTACAATTGCACCATCTTGTATTCGTATTTGTTCTACTGCGCTTGAAGATACTTGTACAAAAATACCAAAGCGGTTGTTGGTGCTGTCCGTAACTATTTTATTCAGAAAGTCTTGATCGCCTATTTGTGGAACGTGTCCACCTTCTCCAGCCGTTCCATCGTGCTTGTGTCCTGTAGTGCCTGAAGAAGCGTAAGAAAATGCAGATAGTAACTGGTTATATTCATTGTTAAATAACGCAGCAGTAATTGTATCTCCATCCGAAATTGTACTTTGTCGTGTATAAGCTACCATGTAAACTATCTCCTATTAATTGGCGTGTAATCTATATACAAACCATTTATAGCATACGGAGGGTTTTTGTCTGTTGACCGTATCCTAAAACTTGTTGTGTTTCCAGTACCTTGTACTGCTTGACGTATCATGGGATCTTTGGTTCCTCCAAATTCTCCTGTACCAAATACTGCTGTACCAAATACTGCTGGTATTCTTACATTTGGCGAATAATCGGCTGGTTGAGGTACATTTGTGTCTTCGTAATCATAACGAACTCTAAGTTTAGGCGCACACGTACCTTCAGGAGACAAAGACATTTTTACATAATTAATTGTTTTGCGAGTCCCATAGTCTCCAAAATCAAAATCAGGAGACTGATAAGTGGCTTCGATGTTAGCTTCTGTTCCATCGTGTACAAAAGAATTTCCAGTGTCGTGAATGTAAACATACCCATCGTTATCGCCATGATAAAATTGTTCGTTATTGTCGGTATCAAACCCAGATACTATAGCTCTTGCTTGTATACCTTTAGTTTCTGACCACTCAAATCCTTTGTCTCTTATTGTACCTATGATACCTTTTGATGTAGAAGGAGATTGAGAAGTTGTTGTATAAAATAAACGATACTGTGATTTATTTCGTATAACACAGCTTGTAAAAATATTGTTTGCCATATTAGTTACGGCATCTTGTATAACAGGTTGTATTGCTCTGCTTACGGAACTTAATTCAATATCGTCAATACGTGCTGTACCTGCAAGAGTACGTACTCCATCAGGACTTAAAAATACTAAGTCACCACCAATTTCTTGTATACTACCGTTTGCTAAACACCCTACATTTTCAGTAATAGGCGTTACTGCAACCGTTGAAGAGTTATTTATATTTTGTAATTTGTGTATACTATTTAAACAAAATATAATTAAGTCATCACGAAAAGATTTTAAACCTATAATTTTATCTTCTATTACAATACTTCCAGAACCTGTTGATGAAAAATCATCGATGTCATTTGTACCAGAATAATACACTGTATTAGGGTTGGTTGTATCTCCTGCTACGACCAAATGTTTATCGTGTATAGTACATACCTTTGCAGTAAGGCTTCCTGATATAGTAACATCTTTGACAAAAAATGTACGATTACTTAATGCACCTGTACCTGTAATTTTAATGTAGAGTGGTTTAGAGCTTCCTCCTTCATCAGTAATAAGAAGTTCACCATGTTCTGTAGTACCTTCGTACAGTGCAAAGTTTACTTGCCCTTGATTTGTCCTAGTGTTTGTAGAACGTCCTGAAAAGGTACTGAAGTTATCTCCACTTGCATCTACACTACTACGGTTCATTAGTAACCATGTTTCGCCATCTGTCGTAAAATAAATGTTTGTTCCGCTTGCAGCAATTACACCACCTGCATAAAT